GCCGGGTACAAATACTTTGAGCTTGGCGACTTTATGCCTGCAATCAATGAGATTTTTGCCAAGACAGGGCTTTGCGGGATTGTCAGCTACGGGACCGATCTGGCAACGCTGACAATTACGGATGTTGACGATCAATCTAGCGTCACAATCACATCCCCGATGGCAGAGGCCGCGCTAAAAGGCGCACACGCTATTCAAAACCTCGGGGCCGTTGAAACATACAGTCGCCGCTACCTTTGGATGACGGCAATGGAAATCGTCGAGCATGATGCGTTGGATTCATCCGAGCCAGTCAAACCAAAACTGATCTCGCCAATGCAAGGAGCGCAGGACAATGTAACCCCAGAGGATTTGGAATACCTCAAAGAATTGTCCGCAGAAGTGATTGAGATGGTTAACGCTGGCGGTGTAGCCGAGGCGTACAAAAAGATTCAGGGCCAAAACCTTGATAACGAGCAGATGATTGCGTTTTGGTCACTCTTGCCAAGCAACGTCCGCACAAAACTGAAGAAAGCAAAGGAAACAGCAAATGAGCAGCAAACTTGATGTCATCGCCGCAGTGGGTGAATACACAAACGCCCAAGGTCAGACAAAACAACGCTTTGTCAAAGTCGGCAGCGCATGGGACAAAGGCCAAGGCGGTATCAGCATCAAGCTGGACAGCATCCCGGCAGGCAATGAATGGAACGGCTGGTTGACAGCGCGACCACCAATGGAGCGTCAAGACAAACCGCAACGTCAAGCGCCTCAGAATTTTGAAGATGACCAAATCCCATTTTGATTAAAACGGGCTGAAAGCGGATGCTGGTGTCCCGTGTGACACGCTGAAATATCGCAAGCCAGACGCAGCGAGTAGGCCGCCCCACCTTTTAATCAACTAACGAAAGCAAAAAAATGGCAACTTATGCAGCACTTGAATCGGACGTTATTCGTTGGGCCGAGGCTCGAAAAATCATTCCGAATTCAACGCCGCAAACACAGCTTCTGAAAGCGTTTTCAGAAATGGTTGATTGCCTAGAGTTGGCTTACGATCAAATTAAAAACCGCAAAGGCACACTTTTGCCCAATGGCGTGTTTGTTAAAGAGGTCTAAAACAACGCACATTCAGCTTGGCGGCGTTTTAAAAGACCCGGCAAGACTTTGCCACCTCCACGGGTCCACAGCATCAATTGCTCTTTGGACCCATCCCAATCTTTTGCATTGAGTTTGCGCCGCAATGTACTGGTCTGAAGTCGGCCAATTCCAAGGTTGTAAGTAAAGTCCACAATGGCGTTAAACTTTGCTTCATCGGTAATCAAGCCCGGACAAAGGCGCATCACACCCGGCGCATAGGTGTGGCGTAATTCATACATGAGTAAGTCATATGCCGCTGGCTCAGTGATTGGCGCATCATGCAAAGTCACCTTTTCCCCGTTGGAATAATAGGTGCTACCGTAGCCGATTGTTGGGATGCCAGCAGGACAAAGGTAAGGCTTAGATCGGAATCCCTCAAACCGCTTGCAAAGTGAGGCGGCGATTTCCAGATTCATAGCCCACGCTGTTTTAATGTTCGGTCAAGAAACCAGTAGTTAATGGTTCCAGAAAGCAACGCCGAAAAGTCTGCGGTCATCATGGTTTTGAACACGCCTTCTGGCGACATTCCGTTTAGCCAAGCATTCCAAGCAAACCAAACGTGAATGAATGACCAAATCAACAGTACCCAATATGTGACCACTGGACGGACGGAAGCTGACAAGGAAGCGGCCCATCCCCCAGCGGCTTTGACCATCTCAGCCTGCTGATTGATAGCCGCATTGAAGGCGTCCATAACGCCAACATCAACCGCTGCCTCGCGTTGTGCGCCGATTTCCGCTAGCTTCTGAGCGCCACGCTGTTTCTCAAGGTCACACTGTTTGTCAAACATGGCGAGTTCATGCTGGCGCTCGTTGCGTTTGTCAAAGTACTTGAGAACCTCGGGGGCAAGACGAAAAAGACCGCCAAAAACGCCGCCAAGAATGCCGCCGCCAAGCAAATCAAGCATTGTTTACCCCTGAAGTAACTACGTCATCACCTTTGCGGACGGTTACTTTGCCGTCTTCAACGTCAACACGCATGGGCTGCTCAAGGCGATCTAGTTTTTGAATCAGAGCCTTGATGACCTCAAACTCGGGCTTTTCTTGCTTGGGTGATGCGCCAGCGATGCCGTTGAGCATCTGGATAAGCGCGGTCAAGGCTGAAGCGGCCATGCCAATTACCGCAGCGATTTTTGATTCTTCCAAGTAAAGGCTGGCAACCACGCCAACAACAACAATAAGAAAAATGTAAAGCAGGGCTTGTTTACCAATGGCTTTGCCTGCAACCTCTTTGGCCGATGATTGCGCTTCAAGCCGATTTAATTCGGCCTTTGCCTGCTCACGGAACAATTCAATCTCGGCTTGATTCATAGCTTACCTTGGTAGGTGAATCATAGTGGCCCAAATCACACCGGCCATTGACACCAGCATAACCCCGGCAGTCTTCATCAAAATGCCTTCTAGGCGTTTAAGACGAGCGTTAATTTGCTCGTATCGCAAAGCACAAACAGCCTCATGGCTATTCAATCTGGCCTCTGCCTCAGATATGTTTCCCATTTTCCACCACATCAAAAGAAACAATTGGGGGCTGTCCTGTCATGTGGCGCAAATTGTTTTGTAGCCTGTTATCTTCAGGCGCTAATTCTATGGCTTTCTCACAAAGTTGAATAGCCTCATCTTTCAGCCCAAGATTCCAAGCGGCAATGCTGGCGTAGTCCCAAGGCTTTTTACCCCACACTGACGGGTCCATTGTGTAAACCAATGCTTTGTCAGTAATCTGTAAGGCAGATTTAGCGGCGGCATAGCTTTCAGCCCACATATTGAGGCGGTAGCACTGGATGCTTAATTCAACCCACGGCTCGCGAGTTCCGGGGGCTTCTGCCACAGCCAAACGATACCATTTTAGGGCTTCCCATGGCTTACCAAGCTTATCATGGGATTTCCCTAACAACCTCATTGCATAACAGCGCTCATTGACCCAATTGGCTTCTGGCATGGCCAAATACCGATTTAGGGCTGTAATTGCCTCTTCCCATCGTTCATAAAACGTCAATTCACGGGCATGGTAAAAAGCATTACGAGGGCAATATGGGTCTTCTTTGACAGCCAATTCCAGCAATGGCATGTATTGCCCACGGCTTTTTGTCGGATCAGGATGATGACTGACTAACAACATGTCCGTGTGAGCGTATACCTCGGTAATTCTGCGGTCAGGACGGGGGTACTCATGAACAGGATGATGCCAATGGTATCCGTGGCGGTGGTGAATCTTTTCGTAGAAAAAACTGATTCCACAACCCCAATCAAACTTGTAGCGTAGCCGAGTTGTCTCGGCAGTCCATACACGCTCAATTTCCTCACGCCACCCCGGTTCTAAAACTTCGTCAAGGTCAAGGGAGATGCATACGTCAAAGTCACCGGGGATCAGCGCCAGTGCAGTGTCTCTCGCTTTGTCAAAGCGCCACGGCTTAACGCATATGTCATAGACTTTTGCGCCACATTCAACCGCCAACTTTACTGTGTCATCAGTAGAGCCAGTGTCGGCAATCAAAATAAGGTCAGCGTCTTTGGCAGAGTCGCAAAACCGCTGTACAAACATTTCTTCATTTTTGCTAATAGCGTAAACAGCAATTTTCATGTCTTGTCCAAAAAGTTAAATTATGTTGTCTTCCAATTTTTCAAACTCTCATCCCAAACGTACAGATTCCCATCTTCAGGATAAGCAATTGGAGCTTGCCATGTCCAAGAATTCTTGTCTAAAGTCCAGCTTGGAAATGGTTGTGGCTCATAAAAAACATCATTTTGAGAATCATAAATGTAACCAATTCCAGCATAGTTTCCTCGAAGTGGGGGTTGATTGTCAGGAAGGCCATCTGGCCCATAATGAATGTTCCCTCTAGTGTTGTATGAAGTCTGTATCCATTTTTCGTTAGTATCACGAAAAAAAGATTGAATGAAATCAAGTTCAGCAACAATTACTTGAACAACTCTTCCGTTGTCAACTTTTGCAAAATGACTCATGCTGTGTAACTCCCAGAAGAATTAAATTTAAGAATTGTGTTCGAACCACTTGTTGTAATAACTGGAGAACCAGTATATACGCCAGTGTAGTTTGCAGTTGGAATAGAAAGAATCACAAGACCAGAACCACCTGCACCAGAAGTCACTGTGCCAGCTAAGTAAGGCGCACCGCCACCACCGCCACCTGTATTGGCTGTTCCTGATGTAGCTGTCGAAGATGCCGATCCAGCACCTCCACCACCAGCACCACCAGCGCCACCGGGGTGCGAATTGCGAGAGTCGCCAGAACCACCGCCGCCACCACCATATATTATAGAAGTGCCAGTAATAGAAGATGAAGCACCAGCGCCACCAGCGCCACCGGGTGTGCCGTTGCCCGCGTTAACAGCAGTAACGCCAACTGCGCCAGCACCGCCACCACCGCCGCCGACACCATAACTAACACCATCGGAAGTGCCACCTCCACCATCATAGCCTTGACGTTCTGCACTGATGTAACTTGACCCCGGATAAACACCTTTGCCCAAGTTACCGCCACCAGAACCCCCGTTTCCACCTGTAATTCCACTACCATAACCACCACCATAAAGAGTAGTCGTAAATGTATTTAATGGATTGCTTGATATTGCGGTTATTGTGGTATTTGATCCAACATTGCCCGTTATCTGAATTGTGCCAATAGCACTAACAGCAGCACCACCCGCACCAATAACAAAAGAATAAGTGATTCCGGGAATGAAAGCAGTGTTTTTATTTAACAAACCACCAGCGCCACCACCGCCAGCAGAGTTAATACCGCCACTACCACCACCTGCAATTGCAAGATAAGAAACAGGATACCCCGGAGTCAAAGCATTGAATCCAGAATATGCAATCCATCCTTGTGTTGAGTCCACATACACAATTGAAATAGATTCTCTCTCGATATTTGCAACAAAATTAGATGCAATCGAATTGAATTTATTGCCATTCGTATTGATTACAAGAAAATTTTTCTGCCAAGTTCCAGCGTAATCAGAGAAGGTAAGAAAGTCTCCAAATGCAGGACTTGCTGGCAATGTCACAGTCACAGAACCAGAACTTGTGTTGACTGGATAAGCATTACCAGAAACAGCAGAAAAATTGGCGCTCACAACAGACTGCCAAGACAAGCCACCACCAGCGCCGCCAGTATTGACATTGACAGTCACATCATTTCCAGATGCAGTAGCAGTAACTCCAGAACCTGTGAAATTAAAACTGGTAACACCAGAAGTAATTAATGTGCTCTCGTCATAAACAGAAATGTTTGTTCCCGTCCCAGCAGGTCCAGTTGGACCAGTCGGGCCAGTGTCACCAGTTGCGCCTGTTGGACCAGTAGGACCAGCAACAGTGCTGTCTGCGCCAGTAGGACCAGTGGGGCCAGTAGGACCAACAGCGCCATTTGCACCCGTAGGACCAGTGGGGCCAGCGTCGCCCTGAATGCCTTGAATGCCTTGAA